CGCATAAGGTACGGCACGCCGTAGCCCCAGACCGTGTTGCCGGCCTTCTCCCAGATGAACGCGTCAAACGGCAAAGAGCCGTCTTCAAGAGGATTGATAAACGCCCGAACGACGGTGTCGTTGATCATCACTACGGTCGCGCTGACCGTCCGCAGCTGGTCTTTCTCGCCCAGTTCAACTCCGGCAGCGGCCAGGTCGTCGTAGTCTACCTCGCCGGTGTATTCCCACTTCTCAAACAGGTCTTCGGCGATGTCGGTAAGCTCTTCGTCGCGAATCTCTTGCAACGCTCGGCTACGCTTGGGGCCTTCTTCAAGGACCTTCCGCAGTTGATCCTCCATGTAGCCCTTCTGCTTGGCCAGCTCGCGCACGCGCTTGGCTGTCAGCTCGTCGCGTTCGTAGATGCCTTTCCCGTTCTGAATGTTGGACCCGCAGCCGGGATCAGGGTAGACGTTTCGAGGGTCGACTCGGAAGCTGACAGGAGCCTTTTCCTCAATGAACACCATCGCCTGCTCGCCGGTCTCCAGTTTCTTCCAGGCCTTCCGCGAGCGGTTCATAACGACAGGACCCTTCAGGATGCCGGTGCCCCACTTGGCGGCATCGTGGATGACAGCCCGCAGCTCGGCGTTGTAGTCGGACTCAATAAGCTGGTCATCGATCGTGGTCTGCATCGCCTTCGCTTTCTGTCTGGCGTCGGCCATGATCGCCCGCGCGACAGCCTTCATCGTGACCGGGTTCCCTTGCTGGTCGGTGACCTGCTCTCCAGTGGCGGGGTTGATCGCCTGGCCGTTGTCCGACACGAGCTCGCTGATTGACGGCTCGGGGGTAGGTTTGATGCCCCAGTTGCGGTCGTCCGTCGGCAGCAGGATGTCAGCAATCCGAGCCTCTGCGGCGTTCGTCTTCTGCCGTGTGAGACCGATGTAGACCGTCGACCGGTGCGGCTTGGCGTGCTGCGTCGTGACCGGGTAGCCCTGTTCAACGCTGGTCATCATCTGCGACGCGGCGCGGTTGACGTTGTCCTTGCTGTTGTACTGGTCCTCGTCTTCAAGCCACCGCTTGTCAACGCCAGCCGCAGCACGGGCGCGGATCCAGGTGTCACGCTGGCGACCGAGGGCCATGCCGAAAATGCTTAATTTGCTGAGTTCGTTTTCCATGCTCATCAGTACCCCGCCACTTCGTCAAATACGCCGAAAGGGATGACCGGCGCTGTGTAACCGCGTGGCTGCACTTCGGCTGCCGTCTTCGCGTGCCTGCGCATCATCATACCGTATCGCGTAGCCGCCATAAGGTCATCAACTTTCGTAACAATCAAGCCGTCCTTGCGATGGTACAGGCGGAACTCCTCGAACCATTCGCTGAGATGACTGAACACCCTCAGACGGCGGGTCTGCATTCGTTCCAGCATCTGTGCGACCCCTGCCTCCAGGCCGTTGCTGCCATCCTCAAAAGTGGCGCGGTCTTTCAGCATTGCCAATCCCTGGGCCTTGTACTGCGCAGCCAGCTGCTGGCCTGAACCCTTGTCACGCTGCAGGCCGTCATGCGGCCAGGCAACGGGAATCCAATTGCCGCGGGTGCGCACTGAAGCCGCGTGCTGCACGATCGCGTTGTCTTTGACTCGGTAGGTGTCGGTGACGTAGAGCGTGTCGGTGTCGCGGTCCCATGCCAGCCAGACCGCTGCCGTGGGGTGATCGATGCCGAAGTCGATGCCGACGATTCGGGGCCAGTGGGCGGGTATCGCGAACGGCTGAATGGCCACCGCCTCATCGGCGAGCGGAAAGACCCTGCCGGAGCCCATCGACGGGATGCCCTTGGTACGCGCATCGCGCTCGTGTTCAGGGTAACTGGCGATGATCCGCTCACGCTCTTCGGGGGTGTAGTGCTCCACATCGTGGACGGTCATGCTGATCACTGTCGTGCCGTCAGGCTTGTCCAAAAGGAACCTGCGCACTACATCGGACATGCCCATGAGCGGCGTGAACGTCACGAAAACCATGCCCAGAGTTGCGTTGGTGCGGGTCAGCGCCTCGCTGTAAATCGACATCGGCGGCTCTTCGTCCATCCACACGCCGTCGACTGTGTCAGCCTGCCATTTGGTGCGACCCTGGTCGTAGGAGTTGAACTGGATCACGGAGTCTTCGCCGCTGACGTGCCGCACGATGCAGCTGGCCACCGCATCAGCGACACCCTGGCGCATGCTCGTGTCTTTGAGGCAGTCGTGCGGGATGGCGCCGGTGCCCCACTCGTCGCGCAGCTCGGGCGGGCCGATCAGCAGACGCTGCTGACCTTTGCGCGTGAGCTCGGCGGACTCTGAACCGATCATCCATCGGGTGGCGCGCGGGAAGCGTTTGCCGGTCCACCACGCCGGATACCGGCCGGTGGCGTGCATCGCTACTTCGTACGCGCCGGAATACGTTTTGCCGCTTTGGTTCGCGGCCATGAAGAGCCGCTCTCGATACTGCGTGGCGGCTGCATGAAATTCAAGTTGTTTACCGTACGGTTTATAAGCTGACAGGCGATTGCGCTTTGCGCGCAAATCTTTCTCGCGCAGCAGGTCATACACTTCCCGCCGCTCATCCAGGCTGAGAGCCGAGAAGTTTATGGGCTGCTGCTGCGCGGTCACTTTGAGACCGCTTTCGCCAAAAGCGCAGTGAGCCTGGCGTCGATCTCCTCGCTGCTCATCTCAAGCGTGCCGCTGATTTTCATTTCAATGGCTTTCAGTTTGGGTTGGTTGTACTGCAGCAGCTCGGTGAGAGTGCGCACTTTCGTGTCGGGATCGATCAGATCGATCATCACCGGCTTGCCGTCCTCGCCCACTATCACCGCCCCTGATCTGTCGCGAGCAGGCACCTGTGTGCGCAGCACACGCGCGATCTCAGCAGCAGGGTCTAGGCCTTCGTCGATGCAAGCCTGGGCGACGGATTTCAGATTGATCGTTCCGCTGCGGTTGGCCTGCTGACCTGCGATGCCGCGGCCCTCAACTACGCCCTTGGCGTTTTTCGGCAGCCTGCGACCAGTAGGCGCAGGCATGTCAAAAGACGCCGTGGTCGCGAGTAGCGGCGCGCCATCGTCGTCGGTTTCAGGGCGGCGCAGCTGCGACGCCCGAGTGTTGTGCTTCGGCATGTCAAATCTTGCCGGGGATTACGCCACCAGCGAAGCCGGCGGGGGCTTTGACCGAACCGCCTGTTTTCTTGTAGGCCTTTTGCGTGGCGTTCGTGCCAGGCATCGGCACCGACACCTTGCTCGGTATCTCACCTTTTCCCTGCTCCTGATTGCTGCCCACTGGGCCGCCCTTGCGTGCGCGATATGCGTCCATTACATCATCTCCTCATCAGTTGACATCGGTGCCTCGCGCGCTGCGGCCTCTTGCTGCCACATTGCGTCCGGCGATTCTGTGCCCTCGAGCATCTGCCCGACAGCGTCGAGCGCCTCTGCAGCGCTCGGGAAATTCATCATCTGCGGCTCTGCGCCGTCCATCTCCATCGTGACCGCGGCGGCGCCGTCGTCAGCGATGTCTATCGTGATCCTGCTGGCCATCGGCGTCTCCTGTAAAGTTTTTCGCCGGTCAAAGTCTCAGGGAAGCTGCGGCTTTGTGCAAGATGGCCGAAAAATATTTAAAAAAGTTTGTGGCAAGTACTTGACATCAAGTATCAGGCGTGCGGAAATGGCCTCTCACGACGACGAACCACTGCTGACCGGAGCAGATCAAACACCGGGAGCCGGGGCGGATGCCTCAGAGGACAAACCGGCAACTTGTATAGCGCTGACGCTGCGCTACTGACGAGGCCCAGAAGGCCGAAACAAGAGTCCCAGGAGGACAGCATGACAATCGAACAGTTCCTTGATAACAGAATCAGCCGTCGCCTCAAAGCAGAAGAGAGGGCGCTGACCCGCCTTGAAAAGCGCGAAGCCCGCGCTGAAAAATTGGTTGGCACTATCCTGCGCGACGGCGAAGAGGTCATCAGGCAGCCACGCGAGCGGGTTGCCGTCCACGACGAGGCACGTAATGGACGCGCCAACGAGCGTTAGAGGGAGCTCGCCCATGCAGAGGC